GATAGTAATATTATCAATATTACTTTTATTCCATCTACTAATTTAGAAAAAGAATTAACTAAAAATTATAAGGAAACTGTAGAAATAAATAAGGATGGCACTCAAAGTAGTGATAAACTTATTATAATGAATCAAGAAGAAGCAAAAGATGTTAATTTTCTTCTTGAAAAACATGGGTTTTCTAATTTAGTATGGGAGTTAGTATCTTGTAGAAATAATATATGGAATGTTGCAAATAAACAAGATGGAATATTAACACTTTATTCTAGTAAGATTGTGGTTAAACCTAGAATAACAAAGTTTAATCCAAAATGGGTTAAAGAAGTGTTAGAAAATTTAGATTTAGATAGTCCAGTAATAGATACTAAACCTTATAATATTACAGGAAAAACATTAGAAATAAATCTTGCTGATGTGCATATAGATAAACTTTGCAATATTGATGAAACAAGAAATGAATATTCAACAGAAATTGGTATACAAAGATTATGGCAAGTGATAAATGATATTATTGAAAAAGTTAAATATTACAATATCAAGAAAATACTTATACCTTTTGGTCAAGACATAAGCAATATTGACAATATGTTCAATACTACTACGAAAGGTACATCTCAAGATACAGATGTAAAATATGATGTATTATATAAAATTTTATTAAAAAATATTATTCAAATTATACATAAACTTTCAGAAATTGCTCCTGTTGATATCATATATGTTGGTGGAAATCACGACAAATTAACTTCATTTACTATGACAGAAGCAATGTATTGGCATTTTTTAAATAATGATAATGTTGAAGTAGATTCTATTTTCAATAATAGAAAGTATAGACTTATAGGTGGCAACTTGCTAGGTTTTGCTCATGGGGCAGATGAAAAACGAAATATAATTTATTGTATGCAAAATGACGTTCCTGAATTATGGGGAAAATCTAAATATAGGGAATTTCATTTATCTCATTTTCATAAAGAAAAAATGATAGATGAACAAAATGGTATTATATTTAGATGGATAAGTGCAATTTGTGGCAATGATGCTTGGACTTATAATAATGGATATGTTGGAAGTCAGAAAAAAGCACAAGCATTTATTTGGGATGATGAGAAAGGGTTAGAATGTATAATTAATAGTTATGTTTAAATTAATAAAAAATAAAATTTTTAATTGAAAGGTTAAAATGGTGTGATTACCATGACTGAACAAATTAAACAAGTTATAAATTATGATTTAGGTGATAAATTTCAAATTGAAGATTTAAAACAGAGAAAACTATATATTGATTTTGATATTGATGAAACAATATTAACTGAGATTACTTATCACATACTTAGGTTTAATACAGAAGATAAAGGAAAAGAAATATCAGAGCGTAAACCTATACTTCTTTATTGTGTAAGTAATGGTGGTAGTTTAGTAGATGGTTTTGGATTAATTGATGTAATATTGAATAGTAAAACTCCTGTTTATACAATTAACCTTGCTTACGAATATTCGATGGGATTTTTGATTGGTCTTGCTGGATGTAAAAGATATGCTTTAAAACATTCTACATATTTAATGCATGATGGTTCTAATTTTATGTACAATTCAATGGCAAAGATTAGAGATGCTGCAAAATTCCAAGAACAGCAAGAAAAGAAAATAAAAGAATATATATTATCAAGAAGTAAGTTAACGTCACAGGAATATGATAAAAAGTATCGTGTGGAATGGTATATGTATTCTTCCGAGGCCAAAGATAAAGGATTTGTAGATTTTATTATTGGTGAAGATGTTGATTTAGATGAGATTATTTAAATTGAAAGTAATTTATTAATATAATATAAATAATATAAATTTAAAGGAGAAATTTAACCATGAATTTATTTGAAGCAAAAGCAATCTATGATTCTAAGTCTGGTAAATTTTTAGAAGAATTCTATATCAATGGAAATTCAGTAGATTGTGATGAATATTATTTTTATTTAGAAAGAGAAAAGGATATTGAGGATAAGAAATTAAAATATAAGGATAAATTAGAAGAAAAAGAAACAGCAAAAGATAATCCTTATCAATACAATGATGATGACAATGAAGTTTGTGAATGTAATAAATGTAAATATAAAGATAAAAAGAAATATGAAAGTTGTGATAATGATTGTAAATATATGAATTGTGATGAATGTTGTAATGATTTTTGTGAAGAATGTGAAGGTTGTAAAGTAGAAGAATTTGATCACGGTGAGTTGTTAGAAATTTTTACAAAAAGAATTCAAGATACTGAAGGATGCCCTGAATGCATCAGGGAAATCTTAGACGAGTTTGCTGATATTTTTATTCCAGATTATGAGGAAGATGAATTTGAAATAACTGAAAACGATGATGTGATTTGTGAAAATTGCGATTGTTGCAATTGTGAAAATGGAGAATTAACAGACGAGAAAATTGAGGAAATAAAACTTATAGAAATGATAGCGAACAAAATTGAAAATATTCAATGTACTTGTGGTTATGAATTAAGAGATACACTTTTTTGGTTATATTCTACTGGGAAAAGTATTGGATGGAATGACCATAGCTGTTTTATACAAAAGTTAATGGGTGAAGCATTAGAAGAATAATATAATAAATTTTAATGTATATTTAATATTAAAATAATAATATAATTTTGTAAGTTATAAGGACATTAACTAAAAATTAGTGTCTTTTTATATTTACAAAATTATTAAAAGATTAAATATAATAATTAGGGAGGTTAAATAAATGGCATATATACATATGTATCAAGGAAACCCAACAGTCGCTTTAACTGACGGTACTTTAATCTCGGAAAATACTGAATTAAATCCAATTTCTGTAACTTTAAATGCAAGTAATAATGAGATTTCAAGCAATATAAAATTAGCATTACGTTGTGAAACTGGATATTTGACTGTAGGAGATTTAATAATTACACCAACAGGTGATTCTGCATCAAAATGGACATTAAGTTTAGATGGAGTAACATTTGGAGCATATGGTGATCCATTAACTATTACTAGTGTTATTGATGCAACAAATACTATATTCTACGTTAAAGCAAGAGCAACTAGTGATGAAACTCCGGTTAACGATGTGAGTACGGATTTAATAGTTAGTTGTATAATCGGTGCTGTGTAAGGAGTTGATAACATAATATGCAAACCATGTTCCCAGGCATAGTTAACTCTCCTATAACTTTCTTAAATGGAGATATTGATTCAACACAAACAACAATAACTGTAACAGATCCCTCTAAATTACCATCTGCACCTAATGAAGCAACTATTGGTACAGGTGAAGATGCAGAAACAATTACATATACAGATATTTCTGGTAATGATTTAACAGGTTGTGTAAGAGGATTTGAAGGTATTGCAAAAGGATGGAGTAGTGGTATTAGTATTGGTAGAAATTTTACTAATTATGATTATAGTAGTTTAGTTAGCAATATAGATGAGAATAATGATAATTATACAAATCATTTAAATTCAGAATATCATAGCATTTCAATGTCTCGTCAAGCAGTAATTAATGGTAATTTTGAATTATGGTTAAATGGAATTGTTTTTATTAATCCTTTATCAAATTCTATATTGGCAGAAAAATGGGAATTATCTATTAGTACAAATGGTGGTACTTTACCTACAATAATACATAGTAAATCTATTTTAACTTCAGGTAGTTTACCAGGATCTCTTTATAGTTATAGAGTAGATGTTGATGGATCTGGAACTTCTTTTGGGTCTAATTCTTATTATTATATTCGTCAAAGAATAATTAATGGTGTTAGATGTTTATGTGGATTAAATAAAAAGGTAACAGTATCTTTTTGGGCAAAATCAAATATTGCAGGTAAAAGAATAGGTATATATTTACAACAAGTATATGGTACTTTAGGTAGTCCATCAGCAATTGAAACAATAAATGGAACTAATTTTACTTTGACATCTACTTTGACTAAATATACATTTACATTTACAACAAATACTTTAAGTGGAAAATCTTTTGGGACAAACAATGATGATAATTTAATTCTAGGTTTTATGTATCAATGGGGTTCATCAATACAAACAAGATGTAATTCAATAACTTCAGAAGATTTTGTAGGTGCAGGCTATATTGATATATCTCAAGTACAAGTATGTGCAGGAGATGTAGATTTATTATTTATGCCAAGAAGTTATAATGAAGAATTAAATTTAAATCAAGATTATTCTGTTTTAACATCTAAAATAAATGATCTAACAGAATTACAGAGAGATGTTTATTTTTCAAAAAATATAAATACTGATACTACTTTGCGAAAATGGAGATTTGCATTAGCAAGATTATTAGCAGGAGAAGAAGCAATATACAATCTGAATTTTATAGGGGATTCTATTACAGAAGGAAAAGTTGCTGGAAATTCTTTAAGTACAATTATATCCAATAGTTTTGTCGGTATAATAAGAAATGTATTAAAAAATAGATATGGTGATGTTGGAATAGGAATTTCACCAGTTTATCAATTAGATTCCTTATATCCAGCATGGTCATTTTCTGGAGATTGGACTACTGACACTCTTAATCTTGGAATCGCAAAAACTCATAAATATACCTTTACACAAAATGATACTACAACTTTTTCATTTAATGGTACAGGATTAAGAATACTTGCTGTAACTGGTGCGGCTGGTTCTACATTTAGTGCCACTGTAGATGATGGAACTCCTGTAGATTTCAATTCATACAATGCAACAACTGTGGGCTGTGCTGAATTTGCAATAGATGGACTATCTGATGGGGATCATACAGTAGTTATTAAAAATACAGATTCTAATACAGCACATAAAGTAAGACTTATTGGTGCATACCCAATAAAAGGGAATAAAGGCATAAGAGTTAATATGATGGGTAAAGTTGCTGCAATAATAGGTAATTATGTTGGAAGTGGGCTAGCTGATGTTGCTGTATTTAATATTTTACCACCAACTCTTACTATTATTAGTTTAATTGCAAATGACTATTCTCAAAATATAGATCCAGCAACATATAAAACAAATCTTGAAACATTAGTTGATAAAGCATTAACAATAGGTGATGTATTAATAACCACTATAGGTATATCAACTCAATCAGGAACATATTTACAAAGTGAATATGTAACAGCTTGTCAAGAAGTAGCAACTGCAAAAAGTTGTTCATATTTAGATATTTATAGTTTATATGGTAGTTCTGCTATCGCAACATCATTAGGATATTATTATGATAGTGTTCATCCTAATGTGTATGGACATAGAGATATTGCATCTATAGTATTAGATAAAATTTTATAACTCCTTGAAGGGAGTGGATTAATTTAACAAATGTTTAATAGAAGTAAATTTAATAGACAACCATTTAATAGAACATTAGAAATTACATTTAATGTAAATATATCAGTAGATACAAATCGTCAATTAGTATTATCTAATATAATTAATAATGACACTATGAGATATGTAAATATAATTGATACAATTAACACTGACAATATCAGGATATTATATAATACAATATCTACAAATATTGATACTTTGAGAAATATTGTAAATAATATATCTTTAAATAGTGATAATATTAGAGTTATTAATAATAGTGTTTCTATTGATAATGATATTTTGCGTATTGTATTTAATGATGAATTAGTAAATAGTGATTCAATTAGACATATAGAAAATAGTGTTAATATTAACAATGATAGTTTAAGGGTATTATTAAATAGTGACATATTAAATACAGATACATCAAGGAATATAATCAATACTACTTCTATTAATAATGATTTATTGAGAATTATACATATAACAGAAAATGTTAATAGTGATTTATCAAGAAATATTAATAACAATGTAAATGTATTGATTGATACTTTAAGAGTTATTACTTCAACAGATATTACTATTGTAAATGTTGATTTACTTAGAAAATTAATTATTGATGATATTATTAATAGTGATAGTAAAAGATTAATAATTAATACTAATATGATTAATAGTGATTTATTTAGGATATTATTGAATAGTAATATAGTTAATAATGATACAAATAGGAATGTATTGAATAATATATCTTTAAATAGTGATGTATTAAGAAATATATTAGTTAGTGATAATGTAAATGCAGATTTGTTAAGAATATTAACTAATCAAAATATAACTATTGTTAATGTAGATTTATTAAGAATATTGTTAAATAATGTACAATTTAATGGTGATTTGAATAGGAAATTAATTGTTAATGATATTTTATCAATAGATACAATTAGAAGTATATTAAATAGTAAAATTATATTTGCTGATGTGTTGAGACATGTTAATAGGTCAGTTAGTATTAGTAGTGATTTAAGAAGGAATATACAATTATATATTAGTGTATTAGAAGATTTAAAGAGGATTATTATTTCTTCTGATGATATATCTGTCAAACAATTAGAATTTATAGTTTATATTGAATTACTTAAAGAAATTGAAGTATCAATTGAGAGTTATAAGGAATTTGAGGTGATAATATAGGCAAATGAAAACAGGTGATGTTGGAGAAGAATTAATATTTATTGTTAAAGAAAAGAAAACAATAAATGGTAAAATAGAAATAAGTATAATGAATTTAACAAATGTATTAAAAGCAGAATTAATATATAGAGGATATAAAGTTACATATATAAAAGAATGTGATATTTTAGAACCTAAGACAAGTGGTAAGGTTAAATATATAGTTGAAAGTGGTGATTTTCCTAGAGAATATATTTATAATGCACAGATTAAATTAACATTTATTGATGGAGATGTGTTTTATACTGATAAATTTAGTATTGTTGTGGATGGAGTTATTGGGTAGTGTTTGTTAGTGGAATTTGATGTGTGATGATTAAGAATTTTATGGGTGTAGAATCCCAACAAAGAAGTTAATAGTAGTTGTAAGGACAAATTTAATAATAAGGTAGATTGAACTATGCTAATTTGTTTTGATTGGTTAGCATAGTTTTCTTGTGCTTTATTATTTAGTATAGAAGTGAGATTTGGTTGTGATTTTTTAGGTTAGTTGTTTAGTATTAGATTAGCAATATAATATTTTATATATGTTTATTTTAGAGAATACGATTTTAGGGTAGCTCCCTATTCTCCTGTGCGTATTCTCTTTTTTATTTTTTATATAAAGAAAACACAGGAGAAAACAAAATATACAGGAGGATGATTAAATGTTAATTACAAAAGAGGTAGAGGTTAAATTAAAGGGTTCTAAAAAATTATCTCATTATGAAGAAAAATGTTATGAAATACCATACAAAACAGATAAGTATGGTAGAAAAGTTATTGATTATAGTAAAAATTTAATAGTTAAAGTTGAAGATTTGCCTCCTTATAGTGAAGTTAAGGTATTAGTAAAATGTGATTATAATGAAGAAGGATGTAAAGGTACTTATCCGAAAAATGCAGGAGATTATATTAAAAATAATTTAAATTCTGTAGTACATAAAGATTGTTGCTCCAATAGAAAATGTCAAACAAAGAAAACAGCAGAATGCAATTTAGTTAATTATGGTTTTGAATATCATATTAATCAACCTGAATTTATTAAAAAACAGAAACAAACTAATTTAGAGAAATATAATTCTGAGAGTATTTTTGGTTCAAAATATTTTATTGAAAAAACAAAAGAAATTGTAAAAGAAAAGTATGGAGTAGATAATATTTCTCAAATTGAAGATGTTAAAATTAAAAAGGCAGAAACATTTTATAAAAACAGCACTGTTAGAACCTCAAGACAACAAAGATATATTCATCAATTATTTGGTGGTGAATTAAATTATTCTAATGACACACCAAGTTTAGATATTGGTTTTCCTGAAGATAAAATTTACATAGAAGTAAATGGATCAGGTCATGATTTATGTGTGAAAATGGGTAATATGACAGAAGAGGAATTTAAAAATAAAGAAATAAGAAGATATCAATATTTAAAAAGACGAGGTTGGAAAGGTGTATTTATTAATACAATTAGAGATTATTTACCTTCTGATGAAGTTTTATTAGAAGAATATAATAAGGCATTAGAATGGTTTAAATCTGATGAAAAATATCATTCTCATTATAATATAAATATTGGTGGATTTATTAATGATGACACATATGGGAAACTAAGAAGAATAACAGAAAAAGATTTAAAAATAGTTAGTTAAATAAGGAGCGTGGCTTATGCCAAGAAAAAAGAAAGAATCTACAACAGTAAAGTTACAAACTAAAAAAATATGTGATAATTGTAAAAGAGAATTAGCAATGGCTCAATACTATAATACAAATTCAGTATTATCAGTAGATGGGAAATTAAATATCTGTAAGGTTTGTGTTAGGTCTATGCTTGATTATAATAAAATAGAAACAGTATATAAGATACTTCAATTATTAGATATTCCTTTTATTTATTCATATTGGAGGTCTGCGGTAGAAAAAAATCAAGAAGATCCTTGGAGTATATATATAAGAATTGCCAATTCAAAATTAAATGAATTTAAAAAAGGAACTTGGAAAGATAGTAAATTTAAACCTGATAGTATTAATCCTGTGAAATTAAATATAGATCAAATAATTACTAGTAACAACCATTTTGATGTTACTAGTGAAATGATTTTAAAATGGGGAAATAAATATGATCCAGAAGATTATTATGAATTAGAACAATTTTATAATGATATGCAAAGAACAAATAGTATAGAAACAACTCAAGATATGATATATCTAAAAAAACTTGCAATTATTTCTTTAAAAATGGATAAGGAATTAGAAGAAGGAAATTATGATGAAGCTAAAAAATTAGGTGATTTATTTTCTAAATATATGGCAGATTCAAAGTTTCGTGCAATGGATAAAACAGATGCGGATAAAACAGGTGGAATAAGAAATTTTTGTACTATTTATTCTGAGGTTGAAAAAGATGGATTTATACCACCTTGGGAATATTATAGAAAAATAAAAGGTATTAATCAAGATATAGTAGATAAAACAATTATGCATATAGAAAATTTTACTTTAAAACTTAATAAAGCAGAGAAAATGATATTACCTCCTTTTGATACTCCTAAATTAGATTTAGATGAAATAGATACAGATAATGTAATAATAATTAATGATATTAAAGTTGATGGAGATGATAATAATAACATCTCAAAATAATTTTAGTAAAAAAAGCAGAAGTATTAAAGATAGTGATACATTTTCTAATCCTCAAAATTTTGAAACAAATAATATAAATAATCTACAAATAAAAAATTTTGAAAATATCAAAGATCAATGGAGAGAATTATGTAGTTATTTTAGGTGGTATCCCTGACAAATTTCTTGATTTTATTTCAACTCCTGATTCTAAAATACAATTATATTATTATCAAAGAGTATATTTAAGAATTATGATGAGATATAGAAAAGTTTTTTTAACTGCTACTCGTGGAACATCTAAAAGTTATCTTCAAAATTTAGCATTTATTTTAAAATGTATTATGTTTGAAAAAACTAAACTTTTTACATGTGCAGTAGGTAAAGAGCAAGCTGCAAAAATAACAGCAGATAATATAAATGATATATTTGAACATTACCCTCTTTTAAAAAAAGAAGTTAAAACATTTGTAGAAAATAAAGATTATACTAAATTAATATTTTACAATGGGTCAAAATACGATGTTGTCCAAATGCGTGATTCTACGAGAGGTGGTCGTAGGTACGGTGGGGCAATTGAAGAAATTTCAGATAAAAAATTTGATGGTAATATACTCAATGCAGTCGTAATACCCCTTATGGCCAATGACCGCATAGCTGCATGTAGTGGTGTTGATCCAGAAGAAATACATAAATGTGAATTATATATTACAACAGCAGGAACTCAACAGCAATTTTCTTATGAAAAAATGTCTGAAGTTTATCAAGATATGATTAATGGTAAATCAGCATTTTGTTTAGGCAATTCATATGAGTTACCTTGCATGTATGGTCAGTTAGATATAGATTTTATTGAGGAATTAAGAGAATCACCAACCTATAGTATTATGGATTTTATGCGTGAGTATCAATCTATTTGGACAGGTTCTTCTTCTGATTCTTTAGTGGCTGATGATAAATTACAAAAATCTAGAATAGTTGGAATTGCTGAATGGGAACATTGTGGAGATGATAGAGTTGATTATTGTTTAGCATATGATGTTAGTCGTAATGAAGGTGATGAAAATGCTTTATCATGTTTAGTAGTTATAAAAATGACTCCTAAAGATAACGGAGATTATATTAAAGAAGTTGTAAATCTGTTTTCTATGGAAGGGCAACATAGTTTATTACAAGCAAAATTTTTAAAACAAAAAGTAAAAGAATTCAAAGCAAGAATTTTAGTAATTGACGCGAATGGCCTTGGAGTTTCTGTTGTGGATCAGTTAGTTCTTGATTTAAATGATGGCAATCCACCATATAGTGTTGTTAATGATCCTGATTATGATAAGTACAAATTAAATAATAGTATATCTATGGTTTTTGCATTAAAAGCACAAAATAAAGAAACTAAAAATAGTGATATGATAAATCATTTTATGCAAGTATTTAATAAATTAGATGTAGGTCTTTTAAAAACAGAATATGAAGGTATAAAATCTTTAGAAAAAAAATTAAAACATAAAATTAAAGATAGTGAAGAATTAGCTAATGCTCAAATTCCATATGTTTTAACTGGTAATTTATGTGAAGAAATTATGAATCTTACTTATAAACAAGCAGGAAATGAAACAAGAATTGATAGAGTTTCAAGGTCTATTCAAAAAGATAAATTTTCCGCATTAATGTATGGTTTATATTGGATTTATTTACAAGAAAAGAAAAATAAAATAAAGAAAAAAAATACCAACATCTCCCCTTCATCATATTTTGCAATAGCAAATAAATCATCAAGAGCAAGAAGATAGATTGTAAATATAAATAATAATTAATATAATTAAATTAACAGAAAGGAGGTTTTACATTTTTAATGTCAGAATTAGATCAAAACCTCTCCCCTACCCTATTCTCATTAAAAAAATCATGGGATTCAGCTAAAAACTTTTCCCTTTCAAGAATAGGTGGTTTATTTAAAAATAAACAAAAAAAATTAAAAAATGTAACAATTGATAAAATAAAATTATGGCTAGAAAATCCACAAAAATATCAAAATGAGATACTTGATTTATCAGATAATTTATATGCACCTGAAGGTATTTATAAAGTTTTAGTAAATTTAACTACAAACATGGCAACATTAGATAATTATCTTCAACCTGATTTTTATACAATGCAAAAATTAAAAGAAGAAATTGCTAATCAAACTTCAAAAGAAATGACTGAAGAAGAATCTCAAGAAGTAATAAATAAACTTCTAAAAAATT